GTAGGCACTTCTTTACGTTTGTTACTAAAGATGATGCTGTTGATTTAGGTTATGAGGTGAACTAATGAAGATGCTTAAAACGCCAGACTATAAAGCCATTAAGAAGGGTATTAATAAGAAAGTCTACAAGGCATTAGAAACGTCTGGAACTTCAACAATACTGGCATTAAAGAAGCGTGTTAAGCGTGGTGCTGATGCTGATGGTGTAGCTTTTAAATCATTAAGTAAAAGCACGTTAGCGGATAAAGCAAAGCGTGGGCGCAAGTATATGTTTGAAGATTCTGGCGATATGCTTAGATCAATAACATATAAAACTAAAAAAGGTGGCTCGCCTAAATTACTTTTTCATTTTGATGATGCTAATGAAAACAAGAAAGCATATAATAATATCAATATTCATAAGCGTGATTTCTTTAATCTAAGCGATAAAGAGATTAACAAAGTAGTAGATAAAATTAGTGACAGTTTAATTAACTTGTAAAATCAATTAGTTAGTGTTATTATTTAAACAACTTTTTATATATAAGAGGTAAATGTTATGCCAGACGTGGATAAAACGGAAACGGTCAATACTCCTAAGACTGAAAATGAGGTGGTTATATCACAATCTAAACTTGATGCCTTGATTGATAAAGGCTTTAGCAAAGGCGCAAAGCGTGCTAAGTCTGAATTAACAGAGCAATTAGGCGTAGATTCTTTTGAACAAGCGAGAGAATTGATATTAGCAAAGAAAGAAGCAGATGATGCCAATAAGTCCGAACTGGAAAAGGCAGCAGAGTTGATTTCAACGCTAAACTCAACGATTGAAGGCTTGGAAACTAACAACCAAAAGATTCAAGCCGATATGGCAATTCAAAAGGTGGTTAGCGACAACGGCATTAAAGACGCTGATTATTTCAAGCATTTATTGGCACAAGCCAGTAGAAGTGAAGATTTTAATCAAGACGAATTTATAACCGACTTAAAAGGTGTCAAACCTTATCTGTTCAAGGGTGCTGATAATCAGCCAAAGAAAGTAGATGCGACTTCTAACCGAGCGTCATTAGATGTGAATGATAGAATTAAATCTACTAAAACTATGGCGGAATTGAGAGCGCTCCAGAACGAAATTTAATTTTTAGGAGAAGCAAAAATGGCTTTAAATACAAAAACAACACTATCTGATTCAGTAGTAGATTTAATGAATCAAGCGGTTATCATTTCTGGTAACTCATACAACAAGATTGACGCATACGCAACAATCAGACAAGACGATATGGCAAACTCTATTGCGTTTACTGTATTCTCAAGAATGACTAAAGCAACTACGCCTTTAGCTGATGGCACACAGCCGACTTCATCTACAATGAGTGATACTAAAGTTACTTTGACTATGGATGAATATGGTTCTGTTATCACTTCAACTTCATTAGCAAATATTGCTACTGCTGGTAAAGCTGACTTAGCATCTGCTGAATTGATCGGTGTAAATCTTGGTGAAACAACTGACGCATTAGGTCTTGCGGTTCTTGAAGCTGGTACTAATACTATCACTCCAACAACTGGCGGCACTTTGGCTACTGATGATTTGCGTACTGCTTACACAGAATTGGCTACTGCTGGCATCGCTAAGTTCCCAGACGGTCGTTATGTAGCGTTTGTCAATCCAGCTCAAATCTCTGACATTAAAGGTGATTACATCTCTATTGCTCAAGGTACTTCTATTGAAGAAGCTACTTCTGGAATGGTTGGATTTTTAGAGGGTTTCACATTAGTGGAAGATTCAAATGTAACAGCTGGTGAAGTTGTTTGTTTCGGTATGAACGCACTTGGTAAAGCTGTTGCGTTAGCGCCAGAATTCAGAACTTCTGATGGTACTGATGCTCTTCAGCGTGAAGTGAATATGGGTTGGTATGGCGTTCTAAAATACGGCGTAATTGACCAAAACGCACTTCGCGTTATCACTGGAGCGTAATCAATGGGCAAGGTAACTAAAACGGCAGTAGCTAAAAAAGTTACTAAGCCACAATTGAAAGCAATTTGCGATGGGTCACACTGCATTGATGGTGGCATCTATACCTTTAAAACTGGTGATGTCATTACTTTATCAAAGAAATCACACTATGAATCTATGAAAGGTTTATCGTGTTTTAATGAGGTATAACAAATGGCGTGGACTCTAACAAATGCGGACGTTATCCAAGCATTACCAATACTGGCTGATCATTACGAAAAGGCTGATTCTGGCTCAACTACTACACTTGTTTCTGGTCGTTTAACCGACTTGATAGAAGCGGAAATAGTTGGTGCTACTATTGGCTTCTTAACTGGTGATAATGCTGGTGTTGATGCTACGATTACTTCTTATACTGATTCAACTGGTACATTCGGTTTTAGTGCGGTATCAACTGCGGTAGATTCATCTACTGGTTTTGGTATCGTTTATCTTGATTACACAACTTATATTAACCGTGCTTATGACATTGTTAAAAATGAGATGCGTAACAAAGGCTTAGATATTGATTTATTCTTAACAACTTCTCAAGTGAAAGAACTTCATTTGACAAAGTGTTTAGAGTTGATCTGTATGTCAAAGCGTCAAGATGCTGATACTGATGATATTTATCACGAATCATACTTAGTATTCAAACAAAACTATGACGGTGAGTTAGTTAATTTGAAAGCTGATTATGATACTGACGAAGATGGCACTATTGAAGAAGTAGAAAAGAAGCAATCTAATCAAGTGGTATTGATGAAATGATAAGTCTGCTAAAAGCAAAAGGCTATAAATTGACAAAGAATGACACGCTTAATAATCGTGAATTTCGTGAAACAATCTCATCTTTTATTATTAATGATGAGCGTTCAACTTTTGGTGAGCAAGTATATGATTTAACTGAACAAGTAGAATTGTTCTTAGATGATAGGCTTTACTCTGAAAAGAAGATGAAGGCAATTCTTGATGCTTCAAGAGATGAATTGATTGGCGAAGTTACGGTTGATGTTGAAAAACAAGAGCGTGGATTTCTGATTACATTTACAACACTCAAACAAGGAGTTACATAATGGCTATTCAAGGTTATAACGGCAGTGTAACGGTTGCTTCTGGTGCTATGGGCAACGCTAAAGCGTGGTCTTTAGACATCAGTCAAGAAACTGTTGATACTACTGATTTTGGTTCAAGTGGTTGGAAAGAATCTCAAGCGACATTAAAATCGTGGTCTGGTTCTATTACAGCAATTTTTGACGAAAGCGGTACAGCTGAAGGCGCTTTACAAACTGGCTTAACTGCTGGTAGTACAGTTGCTTTAGATTTACAGCTTGGCGGTGGAACTGGCTCATACGATAAGTATAGTGGTTCAGCTAACATCACAAGTCAAAGCGTTACAAATGATGTGAACGGTATTGTAGAAGTTACCTTCAGTTTTGAAGGTACTGGCGCAGTAACAATCGCGTAATTTTAAGGGGATTAAGTTCCCCTTTTTTATTTATAAACTATGAATAAATTATTAAAAGCATTAGAAAAAGAAGGTACTGATATTCGTTCAGCTGATATGGTAGTTGGTGGAAAACTTCATCACGTCTATTACCGTGTTATGTCTGGGCAAGATCACGACAACGCATTAGAATTATCTAAGAAAGTTAAAACAGTTAAAGAAGCCGATGGTTCAACTACTGATTTAACATATTATGATGATGGGTTGTTGAGGGCGCATATTATCTACTTTCAGCTACTTACAAAAGATGGCGAACGTGTTTTTAATAATTTAGTCAAAGTTCAATGGATTAAAGATACTATCACCTATGAATCATCAAGCTATTTATCGGCTTTGATGGGTTTAAAGTCTGTATCTGATATTGTTGAAGCACAGCAAGAAGCACTAAAAAAGATGAATGGCTAAAGGCTAAGGCATTTCTTGCCTTTGAACTTCATAAGACCATAACCGAAATAAACGCATTGCCGATGTCTGAAATTGGTACACTATTGGCATATAAGATTAATGCTAACAAAGAGGTAGAAGATGGCTAAAAAACAGATTGAAATTGAGATTATTGCTAAGGGTAGACCAGCTGAACGCTCAATTGACAAGGTTGACAAGAAAACTAAGAAATTAGGCAACACAACTGAATCAACTGGCGCAAAAATGCGTGCTTCTTGGATAAAAGTTGGTCTTGCGGTTACTGGTGTAACTGTTGCTCTGAAGAAAGCTACTGAAGCACACGCAGTGCAACTCAAAGCAGAACTGGCGCTTAATAATGCGCTTAAATTAAACGCTAAACAAGGTGAAGCCACATTGGATATGTGGAAAGATTACGCTTCAGAACTTCAATCAGTCACTATTTATGGTGATGAAATGACGTTACAGCAAGTGGCAATGCTAAAAACTATGGGATTATCAGATGATAAAACCAAAGAATTGATTGAAACCGCTATGGATTACGCCACAGCCTTTGGAAAAGACGTTCCAAGTGCTGTCCGTGAACTAACTATGACTTTATCTGGTCAATTAGGTACGATTAAACGTACCATTCCATCTATTGGCGAATTTTCTAAAGCGCAACTAAAGAGTGGCGATGTAATTAAAGCAGTTTCTAAGCTGATGAAAGGTCAAGCAAAAGCATTAGCAGATACACCGTGGGGTGAGTCAGTGCAATTAGCTAATCAATACGGTGATGAACTTGAAAGGCTTGGTGATCAAGCGCTTGAATTAGGCTCTGAATCTGGATTATTTGCTGGAATAACAGCAAGATTGTCTGATGTGTCATTAGGTTTTAGGGGTGTATCTCAAGATATAAAGGGCTTTGGTCAAATATTTGCTGATGTAACTGATGAAGAGCGTATTACGTGGCTTGAAGATCAAATTAAATTACTTGAAGATGCGTCAAAAGCTATGGGGGATTCATCATTGCTACAATTTGGCGATTGGGTGGACGGTTTGTTTGATGAAGATATACAAGCTAACCTAAAGCAATATAGAGTAGAATTAGCAAAATTAAAACAAGATTACAAAGATAGTGGCGCTATTGTTGTCACATTAGGCGACCAAGAAACCGACGCTTGGCTGTCAGCATCTCAAGGTCTTGAGGAATATATAAATATAAATAAAGGTGCTGGAAAAGAGCAACAAGAACTACAAAAGGTTGGATTAAAAACGGCAAAGGGTCTTGAAGATGCTTTTGTTAATATGGCAATGGGGGTGAAGGTATCATTTAAAGATATGGCGCGCTCAATACTTGCTGACTTAATAAGAATTCAAGCTAAAAAAGTTGTTGTTGGTCTAATTGGTAGTCTATTGCCTGCCCATACTGGAACGACTGAAGTTAAGCATACTGGTGGCGCTATTGGTTCAACGAGAATACCATCATTCCATACTGGCGTTAGAAGCGATGAACGATTAGCCAAGCTACAAGTGGGTGAAGCTGTCATTAACCGTGGTGGCGCTGCTAAGAATAGAGGTGCTATTGAAGCTATGAATGCTGGTATGTCTGTTGGTGGTGGTGGCAATGTTACAACTGCTGAGATTAACTTTAATGTTCAAGCAATTGACGCTTCATCATTCAATAGTTATCTTGTAAATAATAGAAGCACGATTGAGGGTATCATCAATTCATCTTTGGCTACGAATGGTTCAGTGCGTAGAACTATCAAACAGACTATCTAATGGCATTAACTAATTTATCGTCTGACTTGCTTAATGGTCACAGCCATATTCAAGTCGAAGAATTTATGAAGCAAGGTAACGCGCTTCAATTTAACTCTGGCAAAAACCAACGAGTTGTCAGAAACACACTTCCATCAATTGAATTAACGATCAGTTATAAGAACATTGATAAGACTAAATTTGATAATCTTAAGTCAGCTTATGAAATAAATCATTCTAATACGTTTGAATTATCTAATACAAGCCAAGAAACACTATCAGAAATAGACGCAAGATATAAATATATAGCAGGTTCTAACGCTTCAACTTATGCCTTTAGAGAGTTTAAATTCTCTGTTCGTGTTGATTTAAAATATACTGGCACGATCAAGCTAATATCAAGCGTGTTCTTTGATTATCCAGAATATCAAGACTTATTTACTCAAGCATCAAGCTATTCACCAGTAACAACAGCTGACACAGGATTCATTACGTTAATGGAAACAGCAACGCCGTATCAAGTGAACTATGAGTATCTATCAACGTCATTATTTTCTAATATTGGACAATCAGCCAGACACATTAAAGATAGGGGTGGACTGCGTAAGAAATGGACGTTATCGTGGTTATTATCTGAAACTGTATTCTTAGCATTGCTGAAGTTCTATCGTATGCGTGGTGGCATTATGAGTGACTTCGGTATGCCAGATAGTGGCGTTATATTGACTGAGTATTTAAAAACTGAAGCTGGTTATTTTATAACAACTGAAGCTGGCGATAAGCTAATTACTGAGGGTGCGGGCGCTATTACTAAAGCTATATTTATGAAAGATTCGTTTAAATATGATAGAAATATAAACGGCTTGTATTCTTGTAGAGCAGATATTGTAGAGGTATTATGAGTAAAAATTTAAGTAATTATGTAAGGTCTGATGATGCGTTTGCTATCATTCACTTGTTTGAATTTGATATGTATGATTTTGAGGGTAATTTAGATGAGGTGCTTAGATTTACTGACCACGAAATGTTTGTTAAATACAATACTAACGATTACACGCCTTTGTCTATTACGTTTGATAGATTGAATGAAGATTTTAGTATGTCATCTGACTCGGTAAGCTTATCCATTGATAATATTAATGGTGAACTAACAAGGGAAGCATTATCATCTGAATGGCGAAACAATAAGGCACGAATTATTAGATTTATCTATACGCCCAATGCTCAAAGCGATGGCGCTGATTATTATGATTACGGTATTATTCATTCTGAAGATATTAATAATTATCCTTACATTCATATGGACGATTTTATTACTGCTCAAACTACTGATGCTTATTATCTATTTAATGGCGTAATTGATACATTTAGTGCGACTGAACAAGCATTAACGGCTACACTAACAACGCCGTTTGTTCATTGGAACAAACCATACCCATCAAGAACGTATAATCAAAATGAATTTACATCTATTGTTGGCGCTATGAGCGATATGGTTTACTGGGGCAGACAGAATATTGTTTAATAAGGGGTTAATATGGGTATAGGTAACATTTTCAAAGCTATTGCTGGAATAGCATTAGTTTGGTATGCTCCACAACTTGCTATTATGGCGACTGGAGCAATGGGCGTTGGCGCTTCGGCTCTTGCTTTTTATGCTACAACTGCCGCGATTACATTAGTCGGCGCTTCTATATCTGGCTCGGCATTAGCACCATCAATGGGTGATATGTTTGGCTCTGATTCATACGCTGGTCAAAAGCTAAAGACAACCAAGGATAATTATTCACCAGTATCAATTGTCTATGGTGAAAATAGACTTGCGGGAAATATCATTTGGCAAACAACTAATAGCGCTGTTAATAATGATAATTCTGCAAATGGCTACAATCGTGATTACTGGTCAATTATTGCGCTTACTGGTCACACCATTGAAGATGTATTAAAGATTTATGCCAATGATAAGACATTAGATGTATCTGGTACTTATTCCGATAGGTACGCAAATGAATATACACACTTGCAATGGCACAATGCTAATACAGTGCGTGAGCCGATTAATGATATTGAGTTCGTCAAAGACAACACATATGCTAATGACGCATTTACAACGATCACTGGATATTCAGTTGGCGAGGCTAATTTAACCTTATCAACTGGTGATACTTCAGCTAATAGAGATAATCTACTTGATGATGATGACGCTACATATTGGTTAACGTCTAATTCTAACGGTCTTGGTGAATATGTGAGTATTGATATGGGTGCTACTGCTTATGCCTCGTCAATGGAGCTTACACTGGCTCACAACGTAGATACTGGGCGTGAGGTTGGTACAAGCTGGACGATTCAATATTCAGATAATAATACAACGTGGACTAATGCTAATTCTGGTGATGACTATTCATTTAGCAAAGACGAAATAATTACAATTAATGTAGATCACGCTGAAACTCATAGATATTGGCGCATACAGTTTGACGCATTATGGGAAGTTTTAGATAATGGCAATTTATCATCAAAGCAGTTAAGAATTTACAGCTTCAAAATCAATACTAACATCAACTCGGTAATTGAAGTTCCAAAAGATGTGGCATATTTAGCTGTTCACCAAGTATTTGATGCTCAAGACAATAAGAATACTGAGTTTGATAATTTAACCGTTGAGTTAAAGGGTAAGAAGATAAGAGTGTTAGCCAGTGCGACTACTTACTATACAAACCCGATATATTCAAACAACCCAGCCGAGATTATCTTAGATTTGTTGCGTGATACCTTGTCTATTGCTGATGCTGATATTGATTATTCGTCAATATGGGATGCTAAACAGATTTGCGAGGATAATGAATGGACGTGTAATTTAGCAGTCGTTCAACAAGCTAATATTCAATCAGTTATTCAAGATGTATTAGGCACGTTTAGAGGTCAGATTGTTCATTCTGGCACACAATGGAAGTTAAAAGTAAACAGCAAAGAAACAGCTATTGACGATATTTTAGATGATGATGATTTTATTAGTAATTCATTAAGCGTTTCAATGCGTGGTAATACTGAGATAGCTAACAAGATTATATTCAAATATATCAATCCACAAGACAACTGGCTATCAGCACAAGTAATGGTTGAAGATACTGATTTACAAACGTGGGATGGTCAAACCATTGAGAAAATTCTTGATGTTAAAGGTGTTACTAATACCGCTCAAGCTAAAGAATTAACGCAAATTGCCTTAAATACAATGCGTTATAGTGAGGGTTTACATAATGGTGGCGAGTTTGTTATTGGTAAAATCTACGCAATCAAGACTGCTGGCACGACTGACTTTACGTTAATTGGCTCTGCTGATAACAATGTTGGCACGGTATTCACAGCAACTGGTGCTGGTACTGGAGATGGTACGGCTTTATATAGGCTGAAACAAACACCATTGGCATTATCATTCGCCACGACTGTTAAGAACGCCCATTTAGAAGTGGGCGATGTTATTACTATACAATCTGATTTACTTGATAGAGATAGGGAGTTTGTTATTCTATCTGTTGAAACAGATCAAAGCGGATTAGTACAAATCTCAACAAGGGAATATTGCGAAACGCACTTTAGAAACACAGACGGTAATTATGTGATATGATTACCACAACTTATTAAACCGATAATAAATTAGGAAGAATTATGTCAGACAAGAAAATTAGTGAATTAACCGCATTAACCGCACCAGATGGAGCAGAAGAATTAGTTGTTAATGATAGTGGAACGAGCAAGAAAATAACCCAAACCAACTTACTGAGTACGGCATTACCTCTAGCTGGTGGTACTATGACTGGTACTATCGCAGGCTTCACCTCAACAGGTATTGATGATAACGCTACGAGTACAGCTATTACTATTGGGAGTGATTCGATTGTTTCTTTTAGCAACAATATAGATGTAGATACTGCTACTTCTGGCGGCTATGCTATTAAATTTAAAAACCCATCTTCAGATTCAGGTACGACTGGGTTTATATATGATAATAATCAAGATAATCTTGAGATAACTACTTCTGACCCAAGCTATGCACTTACTTTTAAAACTAGCAATCTTGAACGTATGCGCATAGGTTCAACTGGTAACGTAGAAGTATCAACTGGCAACCTAGTAATAGGAACATCTGGCAAAGGTATTGACTTCTCTGCTACATCAGATGGTAGTGGTACTATGACTTCAGAGGTCTTAGATGACTATGAGGAGGGTACTTGGACTCCTGTTATTAAAGACCAAAGTGGCAGCACTTCTGCGTCATTTACTCACGCTCATTCTACTTATACCAAAATAGGAAGAATGGTTACTATATTTACTAACCTTACTGCTATTAGTAGTGTTGGTTTAGCAGCGTCTGAAGATGTAAGAGTTTATGGTGTTCCTTTTAATGCTACAACTCCAGGTGTAGGTGCAGTCAATATGGAAAATGTAGATTACAAAGATACTTTTACAGATACGGAAAGTGTTACAACATATATAGGTGGCGCTTATTTATATTTTAGGGTTAATAGAAATAATGGCGGTAGTCAAGGATTAGAAGGTGGCGACCTAAACAGTTTAACTTCTGGATTCGCTTTCACACTTACATATATGGCAGCATAATTAACCTAAATGGATTTTAGGTCAGACATTTATAACAACACAGGAGAGTCAAAATGGCTTTAGTAAAGAAAACGGTAGTAGATAAAGTAGAAG